GGTAGGAAATGTATGTCAAGCTTGCTATCTATGTTTTGTTTTTTTGCTTGTCTTTTTGTAAGAGGTACTCTTCTAGGATCGATCCATTTTGTACTAGGTCTAAAAAACGGATACATTTCTTTTTTTAACATTCTAAAACTCCTTTATTTGTCATTATAAAATCATAAAGCTCAAAATCGTATTTATTAATTTCTATTATTCTGTCTATTTGTTCTTTAGTTAGTATCTTTTTAATTTCTTCAGCAGCAAAGTCTGATTTGTTTTTTGTAACATTTTTTAAATCTGCTTTGTAGTCATTTTTGTTTAAAATATTAGAAACTTTTTCCAAAAAAATATTTCTGTTTTCCACACAACCTATAACCTTAAAATTATTTAAACTTTCTTTCCATAACGATTCATTATTTTGTAAATCCATAAAGTTATAATTAAATGCTTGTGCGTTAATTAAATCAAACCTGGTTATATCATTATTTAAATATTTGTTTACCCAAAAAGAAGACAAGTCCGTATTTATGCTGGACGTCATTGTTCTTGTCTGATAGTTACTTATAGACTTTAAGTTACCCTCATCAGATAAAAAACTATCAAAATTTTTGCTAGTTAAAGATTTTGTCCTAAATCCAAATACTGAATCTGCGACTTTGTATCTAAAAACAAAATGACTAATTGCCCTATCAACTGGATTTCTAACTATTGTTAAACCATTCAAATTCTTATTATTTTTTTGATATAGTAAAAACGGGAACATTGCAAAATGACCAGAAATTAATTTTGAATTTAACATATCCACTTCGTCTATATACTGCATGGTGTTAATAAAGTTTTGTTCGTTTAAAAAAACATTCTTTAACTCAGACAAAACTGCTATCCCAGATGTTTTTGGAATATGCAAAAAATAAAAGCTTTCTTTGTTAGACTTAGTGTCCGTAGTCAGCCTTTTTATAAATTCCCCACCTTGAATCTTCATTCCATGCTCAAGGTCATTAAATTTTAAGTGTCCAATAGATGACGGATGAACAAATCCGCTAGTATACGCTTCATCTTTATAAATGCCCTCTATTTGAAATATATAATTTTCTGGATAAGGTATTCCATTTACATAATTAGTCAACTTTATCTTCCTCTGAAGAATATGAAGGGGCAGGACCAAGTAAAAATCCTTGATCATGATACTCAACCATCTTAGAGGTTTTTTCGGAGCCAACAATTTCATTTGAAATCAAGCTTAGTAAATCATAAATTCTGTGAAGCATTATATAATTAACCATAGGAAGATTTTCTTCTATGTTCTGGCTTTCTGTACCCTCAGTCATTTTTTACCCCTTTAACTATAGAAACAATTTTATCATAATATGATATTCCTATAAAGTTTTTATAATTGCAAGAAAGGCAGTATAAATATATCTCGTCATTTAAATTTAAATTACAATAAAGAGAGCCTTGATCCATTGGACATTCAAGTCTAGGAACAAGGCCCTCTTCTGATAAGGCTATGTACTTAGATACATATTGTATCTGCATTTGACCTACTTTTTCTGATCATTCGGGAATTGCAATAGCCATTCCTGTGCTTTTGGGGTCATACCCTTCCAAGCTGACCAATCAATACCGCCATTGGTCATATAATACGTTATCTCTGCGTTTGTTACTGGGTCGAATAACTCTTTGTTACTCTTTAGGTCGAATTTCTCAAGTCTTTCAGGACCAAGATTTCCGATCATGTTTATCTGGAATATTCCGTAAGAACTATCTCCAGTACTTTTATCCCCGTTATATGCAAGCGGTCTTCCGTTAGATTCACGCTTTGCTATGGACCAAGCTTTTTTAAGGCCTGCTCCTTCGAATCCTACAGTCTTGAGTAATACTACTAGCTCTTCGTCTGTAAGCATCTCAGATGGCTTGTAAATTTCTTTACTGAACTTATCTAAGACTTCTTGCTTTAGTTGGGCTTCAGTTTTCACTAAAGGTTTTACTACTAAGGCTTGTGTAGGCTGGACTGGAAACATAAATAATGTTATCATTACTATTGTAACCAGATTATGAGCCAAATCACTAACCTGTTGCTTTATTTTCTCCATTGGCATTTCCTCCTTTAGAGATAACGAACTATAATAATACCATTGTAATTAAAAGAGTGTCAAGTCAGTCAACCAGAAAGATAATATGAATATATCGTTTTCCACAGTAATTGCTAACTTAAGAAGCAAAAACGGGTACGGCTACGCCTCAGAGAATATAGTTAAATCATTAAATAATCTAGGACACTTTGTTCCTTTTCAAGACCCAAAGTCTAAAGTGCAATTAAACTTTTCACAACCTTCACATTTTAAGTTACATAAAAATCAATATCAGATTAGCTATACACCTTGGGAGTCAACTGTAATTCCAAATGAGTGGAAGTATTACATGGATGCATGCGATGAGATATGGACGACTTCTGATTGGTGTGCAAATGTATTTGAAGATAACGGATACAAAGTTTCAAAAGTTTATCCTCACGGAATAGATCCAATTTGGCAACCGTACAAAAGGCCAGACGATGGAGTAATAAAGTTTTTGCATATAGGAGAACCAGCGCCAAGAAAAGCTGGCCAAATGGTCGTAGAGGCATTCGTATCATTATTTGGAAATAATCCAAACTACTCTTTGACAATAAAAGCAGATCAAGTTAACACAACAAGAATTTTTAACAACTATATAGATAAAAATATAATAGGCTCTCCTGAAAAAATTTATTCAAACATTAATTTAATTACAGATGTTTTAAGTACTGAAGAGTTAGTTAGTCTTTACTACTCACACGATGTTTTAGTTTATCCTAGCTACGGAGAAGGTTTTGGATTTATACCGCTTCAAGCTCTTGCAACTGGAATGCCAACAATTTGCACAAGCGGATGGGCACACTATGAAAAATATCTTGGGCCACTAAGATTAAAATCAAAGATTATAGATTCTCCATGGCCTTTTCCACATGAAGGAAAAGTTTTTGAGCCAAACTATCAACATCTACTTGAAGTAATGAGAGATGTTTCTTTAAACTTTAAACCATATTCAAGTTATTACTATGCTCAAGCATCTAATATGCATAAAGAGTACAGCTGGGATCAGTTGACTAAGAATGCATTTAAAGACATATTCAAAAATTTTTCTTAGGGGCTTCCCCATATAAATAACATTTGATACAATTAGACTTCAATCAAATTTAATTTATCTGCCAGGCGGAGGAAAAGGTCTATATGTCACAAGTAATCAAAAACCCATACGAAAATTTTATTGCGTTATCACGATACGCAAGATGGATGCCAGAAGAAAATCGTCGTGAAACTTGGGGAGAGACTGTAGATAGATATTTCATATTTATGCTTGACCACCTATTTAAAGAACACTCGTACGAGCCAGACGCAAAGCTAGTTGAAGAATTAAAGTCTGCAGTGTTTAATAGAAGTGTAATGCCATCAATGCGATCTGTAATGACAGCTGGCGCTGCGCTAGAAAGAGATAATGTTGCAGGTTACAATTGCTCATTTGTTCCAGTAGATAACCCAAGGTCGTTTGATGAAACTATGTATATTCTTATGTGCGGAACTGGCGTAGGGTTTTCTGTTGAATACAAATATGTTAATAAGCTACCTTCAATACCAGACGCATTTGAAAAATCAGATACGGTAATTGTTGTAGAAGATTCCAAACAAGGATGGGCAAAGGCATACCGTGAACTTCTTGCTTTACTTTGGACTGGACATATCCCAGCAATCGATGTCTCTAAAGTTCGTCCAGCAGGCGCAAGATTAAAGACAATGGGTGGTAGATCATCAGGTCCTCAACCACTTGTAAACCTTTTTGATTTTACTATTGCAAAGTTTAAGAACGCAGCAGGCCGTCAGTTAAAGCCAATTGAAGCGCATGACATTATGTGTAAGATAGGTGAAGTTGTTGTTGTTGGTGGAGTTCGCCGTTCAGCAATGATTTCTCTTTCTAATATTAACGATATTGAAATGGCTGCAGCAAAGTCAGGAAATTGGTGGGAGAACAATACCCAACGAGCATTGTCAAATAATTCTGTTGCTTACTCACGCAAGCCAGATATGGAGCAATTTATTGCAGAATGGAAATCTTTATATGATTCAAAATCAGGAGAACGAGGCATATACAATGTGGCCGCAGCTCAAGCCCAAGCAGCCAAGTACGGAAGAAGAGATCCAGATATACACTACGGAACTAACCCATGTTCAGAAATTATTTTACGTCCTTACCAGTTTTGTAACCTTTCAGAAGTCGTATTACGTGAAGAGGATACAAAAGAGGATATTGCAAAAAAGGTAAGACTAGCCACAATTCTTGGAACTTGGCAATCAACATTAACTGATTTTAAATATCTTAGAAAGATTTGGAAAGACAATACAGAAGAAGAGCGTTTGCTTGGAGTTTCTTTAACTGGGCAATTTGGACACAAGTTTATGTCTGGGAAACAAGACATAATTGCTTTAGAAGCCTACCTTATGTCATTAAGAGAATATGCTCGTGAAACAAATAAAGAAGAGGCTGGAAAAATTGGGATTTCCGAGTCTGCAGCTATTACTTGCGTAAAGCCTTCAGGTACAGTATCTCAATTGGTCGGGGTGTCTTCAGGAATGCATGCGTGGCATTCTCCATATTATATTAGAACTGTTCGTGGCTCAAAAGGAGATCCAATTTCGGTATTTCTTAAGGAGGTTGGAATTCCAGTAGAAGATGATGTAATGAAACCAAACGAAACATACGTATTTTCATTTCCAGTAAAGGCACCAGAGGGTGCAATTGTTAGAAATGATTTGACGGCTATTGAGCATCTAAACATTTGGTTAGTCTATCAACGTGCATGGTGTGAACACAAACCTTCTATTACAGTTTCTGTAAAGGAAGACGAATGGATGGAAGTTGGAGCTTGGGTATATAAGCATTTTGATGAAGTGTCTGGAATTTCGTTCCTACCGCACTCAGATCACAGTTACAAGCAAGCTCCTTACCAAGAGGTAACAAAAGAAGAGTACGAAGAACTTGTTTCAAAAATGCCTCAAAGTATTAGATGGGAAGATTTATCTTTCTATGAGACAGAAGATGGAACTTCTGGAAGCCAAACATTAGCCTGCACTTCAGATGGAAATTGTGAGATTGTGGATATATCCGCATAATGGTAGAATATATAATGGCGAAGGCCAAAAAGGAGATAATATGAATACATACACAGAACAAATACTAGCAGCCCTAGGAACTTATGGAAGAGCGTTTTTAGCAGCAGCGACAGCTCTTTATATGACTGGAAATACAAATCCAAAGGATTTAATTGCAGCGGGTGTCGCAGCAGTTGCCCCAGTTATCCTTAAGGCATTAAGCCCAAGCAATACAGAGTTTGGCTTTAAAAAGTAAAATAAAATAACAGTCAATTAGGATGGCTCCTGTGCTAAAATAGGCATAGGAGTTTTCCTATTTTAGGAGATTTTGCAAATGGCAGTACAAAAGAATTTTGAAGTAGATCAAAATGCTACTTTTACCTTTGAGGTCCAATACACCGCAGAGGACGAAGTAACACCGATAAGTTTAGTAAACTCAACTGCAAAAATGCAGGTGCGTGATACTAAGGGTGGATCTAAATTAGCATTTACATTAACATCACCATCTGGTGGTATAACAATTGATGGTCCAACTGGAACACTAACTGTTAAGATGACACCTACTCAAACAAACAAACTCTTTTATCCAAAATCTTCTTATGACATTATGGTTGTCGATTCTAACGGGAATAAAATAAAACTCCTCGAAGGGTTTTTAACTCTCAGTAGATCGGTAACTATATAATGTCAGAAAAAGTAATAGTAACAGAAGTAAAAAATAAAGTAATTGTAAAAACCCCAGGACCACAAGGTCCTGCTGGAAGAACAATATTAAACGGTACAACAGCCCCAGCAAATAATTTAGGTGTTGTTGGTGACTTTTATTACAACACAGTAACTACGGATTTTTATGGTCCAAAGTTAACAGACCTATCTTGGTCTGGAGCAACAGTAATTAAGTTTATTCAAGAAGGTTCTGAGTATTCATATTCTACCTCTTGGGAACTCGCTCAAGTAACAGGCCCAGTGTCTGGAGTATATTCTGTAGTTCTTAACCACAACTTAGACTTTTTCCCAAACGTAACGGTTAAGGCTAGCTCTGGAGATATACTTGAAACTGGAATAGATTACAATAATACAAATACAATAACACTGACTATGGCTCAACCATTTTCAGGGACAGCATACCTGTCTTAAAAAGGAGAAGAAGAAATGGCAAGAAAATATGCGGTCAGCTTAGACCTTAATAAGAATGAGTTGCTGAATGCGAGAGTTCAAAATCTAGGATCAGCACCATCAAACCCAGTAACTGGTCAAATTTACTACAACAATGTTTTAAATGTTCTGTTTTTCTATGACGGAACAAACTGGATACCAACATCAGGATCTACAGAAGTAATTCAGGATGTCATTGGGTCTTCCGTACTTGCAGGCACAGCACTTACTGCAACTTATGATGATGTAGCAGGAACAACAACATTAAAGCTCAACGACACAGCAGTAAATGCAGGATCATACGGATCACAAACAAAAATACCTACATTTACAGTAGACGCACAAGGTCGTTTGACAGCAGCAGGTGAAGTTGATGTCGCAACAGAACTTTCAATAACTGGAGATACTGGAACTACATCTATTTCATTACTTACAGAAGGATTAACTGTAAATGGTGGAGAAGGCATCGATATTGATGTAACAGAAAATACAATTACGGTATCAGCAGAAGATGCAACATATACCAATAAGGGTGTTGCTTCATTTGATTCAAATGATTTTACAGTTACAGCAGGAGCAGTATCTCTTAATAAAGACCCAGTAATCACTCTTTCAGGAGATGTAACTGGTTCTGCAACAATGACCAATCTTGGAGATGTAACAATCTCAACTACTATTGAGCCAAACTCAGTAGCCCTTGGCACAGATACAACTGGTAACTACATAGCAACAATTACTGGAACAGCAAATGAGATTGAAGTAACAGGCTCTGGCTCAGAGACAGCAGCAGTCACAATAGGTCTACCAGATAATGTTGAAATTACTGGAAACTTACAAGTTGGTGGAAACCTTAATGTAATAGGAACAGTAAACTCTGTAAATACCACACAAATTAATATAGAAGACAACAAGGTAAATCTTAATAGCAACGCAACTGGAACCCCAATAGCCGATGCTGGAATTCTTGTTGAGCGTGGCGATGAGGCAGATGCTGAAATTCTATGGAATGAAACAGCAGATGTTTGGCAAATTGGTCAAGTTGGTGGAAACTATCACAATATTTCAAGAAAATATGCAACCACAATTGGTGACGGATCAGCAACTTCTTATGCGGTAACTCATAACTTAGCAACAAAAGACGTTACAGTTCAAATATTTGAAAACAATGCAGATTATAATCAAATAGAAGCAGACGTACAGCACACATCAGACTCAGTTGTTACTGTAAAATTTGCAGTAGCTCCTACAGCTGGTGAATACAGAGTAGTTATAGTAGGATAATAAATGTCAAGAAAATTTAAGTCTTTACTGAACTTAACAACACTAGCCTCCGACCCGATTGGGTCGGTAGGTGATGTGTTTTTTAACACAACAGAAAAAGCCTTAAAGATTCATAATGGGCTTATATGGATAACAATAGCAAGCAACACAGACCCAGCTCCATTCTATATGCATACACACACATACGATGGAGAAGTTCATACAATTGATATTGAAAATCCTATAACTTTTAGAGACATAAATACAACAGCAAGCGTATCAGAAATTCTTCCAAAGGTAATAGGTTTTGATGGAGGCGCACCTTCAAATAACGTTGATGATGCTAGCTTCTTAGAGCTTTCATTACTAGACGGTGGTAAAGTTTAATTTCAGATATTTATAATTATTTGATGATATAATTATCATAAGTCATAAATCAGAGGTAAACATGGCAACAAGCTTCCCAAACTCAGTAGATTCATTAGTAAACCCTAATGCATCTGATCCATTATCTAGCCCATCTCATTCGCAACAGCATGCAAACTTAAACGACGCAGTTGAAGCAATAGAGACAAAAATTGGAGTCAACGGATCTAGCGATACAAATTCATTGCAATACAAAATTGCAGAACTTGAATCATCAGTTTATGATATAGAAAACAACACTTCTTCACCAGAGATTTTACTAGGACTTGAAGGAAATAACGACCTTACAGTCTATGGTATTGAAAACCCTACCAATGTAGATTCATTTGCAAAAAATGCTTGGAAAACAGTAAGATACAATCTTCAAGTCACAAAAGGTTCAGATGTTTACACATCAGAGATACTTGCAACTCAAGATGGATCAGACATGATGGTATCAGAATCTAATATCATTTCAAACACAATCAACAGCATATTTACTTATACTTTTGAAGAAAATTCAGGTATAATTAGCTTAAGAGTCGCACCAGTTTCTGGCGAGATCGCAGTAAGATTTGTTAGGACAGCACTTAAAGTATAAAATAGGCAACAAGAGGAGTCATATAAATGGCAACAGTAGTAAAAAACTTTAGAATTAAATCAGGTCTTATAGTTGAAGGTACAACAGGTACAATCAACAACCAAAATATACTTACAGAAACAGGCGGAGATTCTTATATTCTCAATCTTGTTGGTGGCCCTACACTTGTAAAGTCAGTCGACACAGGCGTATTTAATGTCGATAACGCTGGCAATCTTACAATAAATGCAAACACATTTGATGCATACGGCGCAGCATCAGCAGCCCAAGCAGCAGCAGAAGCTACTGCAGCAACCGATGCTACTTCTAAGGCTAACGCAGCACAAGCAGCAGCAGAGGCTACAGCCTCAGCAGATGCTACTTCAAAGGCTAACGCTGCACAGACTGCAGCAGCAACCGATGCTACTTCTAAGGCTAACGCAGCACAAGCAGCAGCAGAAGCAACTGCATCAGCAGATGCAACATCAAAGGCTAACGCTGCAGAAGCAGCAGCAATCACTGCAGCAGCACTAGACGCTACTTCTAAGGCAAACGCAGCACAAGCAGCAGCAAACCTTTACACAGATGGAGCAGTTTCAGCACTTGTTGATTCAGCACCAGAACTTTTAAACACACTTAACGAACTGGCAGAAGCACTTGGTGATTCACCAGATACAATTACAAACCTCACAACATTAGTTGGAACAAAGGCTGACACATCATATGTTAACTCAGAAATTTCTGATCTTGACACAGCAGCACAGGGTTATGCATCAGCAGCACAGACTGCAGCAGAGGCTACAGCCTCAGCAGATGCTACTTCAAAGGCTAACGCTGCACAGACTGCAGCAGAAGCAACTGCATCAGCAGATGCAACAAGCAAGGCAAACGCAGCACAGTCTGCAGCAGAAGCCACAGCTCAAGCAGCACTTGACGATGTTCTAGACGGAACAACAGAGTTTACAGCTTTAAACATAAATGATCTTAGCTCCCAAAGAGCAGCTCAAGGAGTAGTTCCTACAGCTCAAACAGGATCATCAGTAATGTCATGGTCTAAGTCAGACTACGGAACAGCAAAAGCTTGGGTTAAGTTTGCAACAGCAACACACTCACAGATTTCAGAAGTTCTACTAACTACAGATTCATCAAACAATATAGCAATAACAGAATTTGGTATGGTCGGAACCAACGGGTCTCTTGGATCAGTTGGAGCATCTTACCTAAATGGAAATCTTGCAATAGAAGTAGACACTGTTCATGCAAATACAACAGTAACAGTAGTAGCAACATTAATTAAATAATTAAATAAAGGTAGGGGGTCCTTTCAAAACCCCACCAAAACAATTAGGGGATATGTGAACTTAAATGTCAACAACAGATAAGAACTTTAAAGTTAAGAATGGAATCGATGTCGCAGGAGATGCCACATTTGGTTCTGACGTTATATTGGGAACAACCCCCTTAAGATTTGATACAGCAACAAATAAGCTACAAATCCAGTTAAATGGAACTTGGAGTCCTATAGCTTTTGTCTCAGATATTCCAGACAACTCAACAGAAATTGGGTTTATGGATGTTGGATTAGCAATAGATTATAATGGACTTCCAATATACACAGTACAGGCAAACGGAGTAAACACCACAGCAACTAAATTTGCTGACGGTGGATCTCCATCGACTTCAGTATATGGAATTATATTTGATTCTGGGGTTCTAGTTTAAACAAAATAATGCTATAATTAGCAAATAAGGGGTAATAAATATGTCAACAGTAAGAATTCAAGTAAGAAGAGGCACAGCAGCAGAGTGGACCTCAGTAAATCCTACTCTAGCAGCAGGAGAAATGGGTGTTGAAACAGACACTCGTAAGTTAAAAATTGGAACTGGCAACACAGCATGGACTAGTCTTTCATACATAGCCGCTGACTCGCCAGCCATTACCGAAATTGCACAAGATGCAATTGATCAAGCTCTTTCAATGGGCTCAGGTCTTACAAAGTCTTACAATGACGTTACAAATACAATTTCTATCACAGTTGATACAAATGTTATTGCCACAAATTCATATGTAGATAACGCAGTTGGCGGATTACAAAATACAGTAACATCTGATTATGTTTTACTAGCAGATGTAGGAAATGCAGGCGGACCAGCAAAGCTAGATGCTAACGGCAACCTACTTGTTCCAAAGTCAAGCATTATATTAGAGGGCACAACAGGTAATGATTTTGAAACTACACTTGCAGTAACAGACCCAACAGCAAACAGAACTATCACCTTCCCAGATGCAACTACAACAGTTGTTGGAACAGATACAGCACAAACTTTATCAAATAAAACTTTAACAAGCCCTATTATAAATGGAGCAACAGTTGGAGGAGATATTATTCCTTCATCTGATGCCACATACGATTTGGGATCCCCTGAAAATAAGTTTAAAGATTTGTATCTATCTGGCACAACACTCTATTTAGACACAGCCACAATTGAGATAGACAGCACCGATATAAAGCTTAGCCATAGTGGAAACTCTACAACAATACCAATTGGAAACGGAAATCATACCGTAGTCACTTTAGCTGGACAACAAACCCTATCAGATAAGACTTTAACAACTCCAACAATTAACGGAGGAGAGATTACAGCAACTGGTGGCACTCCACGTATTCATGGAATCTATCTTCCATCACCACACTTTATTACTTTTGAAGGCACAACAAATAATGAGTTTGAAACAGTATTAGAGGCTGGGGACCCAACAGCAGACCGCACAGTTACTTTGCCAAACGCTTCAGGTACATTAGCCTTAACTTCATATGTAGACAATAAAGTTGCTGAACTTGTTGACTCTGCACCAGAAACACTTAATACTTTAAATGAGTTGGCGGAAGCTATAGGCGAAGATGAAAATTATGCAGCAACTATGACAAATGCATTGGGAGTTATTACACAAGCTGGAATGACCCACTCTACATCAACAACAAATGTTCACGGCATTCCAGATACAACATTATTAGTAACAAACAGCGAGGTGTCTGAGTCTATTGGGAATGCAATTACCACACATAATGGTACAGAAACTAACGTCCACGGAATTTCAAATACAGCAGATTTAATGCTAAAAACTGGTTCTACAATGACTGGAGCACTAGTACTAAGTGGAAGCCCACAAAATAATTTAGAGGCATCAACTAAGCAATATGTTGACAACGAAATTAGCAACACAGAAATTTATGCAGACAGCACCGCAGATTCTAAAATATCAACACATGCATCTGTAACTCAAAATGTTCATGGAATTGCTGATACAGCACTTCTAGCAACAAAATCATACGCAGACACAGCAGAAGCAGATGCAATTACAGCAGCACAAACATTTACTACAGATGCTATAAATGCATTAGATACTGATGATATTGAAGAGGGTACAACAAACAAGTACTACACATCAGTAAGATCTACAGCAGATGCTGTCGCAGCAATGTCTGACGGTGGGAATGCAATAGCTACAGATAGTTTAGAGGTATCTACAAATGACTTCAATGTCGGAGCAGATGCAAAAGATTTAAGAACAGACGATGATTATACAAACCCAATTGCAGTGTTTTCAACTGCAGCAAATGATTATGCACAAGTTGCAGTTAAAAATACAACAGATGCACCAAATTCATCTACAGATGTGATTTTATACTCTTCAAATGGAAACGATGCTTCTGGATGGGTAAACATCGGAATTACCGCACCAACATTCGCAGACCCAGACTTTACGATAACTGGCGGAAATGACGGATACATATTTATGGAAGCCCCAGTAGGAACAGCTGGAAACGGAAATCTTGTAATTGCAACTGGTGCTAATGGAACACACAACCACATTGTTTTTGCTGCAGGAGGATTACAGTCAAACAATACACAAATGACTATTTTCCCAGATGAAAATGTTCACATTGAAATTGATACACCTTCTACATCACCAACAACAGGTGCATTAACCGTAGTTGGTGGAGTTGGTATTCAGGGAGACCTGAATATTAACGGAGATGTTACAATTGAAGGAACTATTGTTTTCGGAGGAGAAGGAACAACTGTAGAAACATCAAACCTCTCAGTAACAGATCCACTAATTTTCACAGGAGACAACAACGCATCAGATATTGTTGACCTAGGTTTTATTGGAGAATACACTATTGGTGGCAACACTAAATATTCAGGTATTGTCCGTGATGCCTCCGACGGCGTTATTAAAGCATTTAAGCATGCATCAACAAAGCCAACTTCAACTGTAAATTTCGCAGAAGCAGGTATTGAATATTCAGACCTACAAGTTGCAGCAATAAATGCATCATCATTAACGGTAGGAGATGTTTCAAATACAGAGTTTGGATATCTAAATGGAGTTACATCAGCAATTCAAACTCAAATAGATACTAAGGCCCCAATTAATGCTCCGACATTTACTGGCACAGTGACTGTGTCAGCATCTGGAATCGCATTCTCAGACGGAACACAGACAAAGATTGGTGTTCCATCTATAACAACATTTGGAACAGAGAGAACATCATCAGAGACACTCGCATCTGGCGAGCAAGATAAGTTTATCCCAATAAGTGGAGCGGTACAAATTACTCTTCCTTCATCTGGATATTCAACTGGTCAATCAATTGACTTCTACCAAGCGTCAGGAACTGGAGCATCATTTGCTTCAACAAACGGCGTTGTTGGTACACCAGGCTTAAAATTCAGAAACACAAACTCAGTAGTAACAGCAATGAAAACTCCAAGCGGTTGGTTAGTTTTTGGAGATCTTTTAGCTTAAAGAAATAATAGGGGAGAACATACATGTCAAAGCAAGCAGGTAGAATGAGCCAATCGGCTAATGACTTTTTAGAGCCATTTAAGCCAATTATAGGAACAGCAACAGATATAGGAACAAATAGACCGTTTAATAATGGAGCTGCATCCGTATCATTTACAATGAGTGTAGATTCTCCACCAGCTACTTCATATACAGTCACATCAAATCCAGGAAACTACACTGGCTCTGGATCTGCTTCTCCTATTACAGTAGAAGGTCTACAGTCTACAACTGGCTATACATTTACAGTTATAGCTACAAATGCAGTAGGAAACTCAGTTCCTTCAGATGCAAGTAATTCAATTACAGCAACAACTGTCCCAAGTACACCAAATGCCCCAAGTCTCTCAAATAACGGAGCAGAAACAAACGCAGTATCCTGGTCAGCACCATCATCAAACGGTGGAAAGGGCATCACAGGCTATTCTTTAATTGATCATGAAAATGATACTTACTCATACAATGCAAATACATTCTCTGCAAATGTTTCTGAAAATGGAAACGAAGCCCAAACCATTAGAGTAAGAGCTCAAAATGATAACGGGTTTTCTTCATATAGCTCTAATTCAAATCAAATTACCACAACACCATTTAGCTTCTCACCATTCGGATTTACCCCATTTGGGTTCACTCCATTCGGATTTACACCATTCGGGTTTACACCATTTGGGTTTACTCCATTCGGGTTTACACCATTTGGGTTTACTCCTAAGTCGGTAGGAGCAGAAACAATTATTAAGTCTAAGGTGCCAGAGGGACTAATTCTAGCTCACAATTTGAGCGTAGGAGATGTTCTTTACTCTGCAAATATCGAAGGTATTGATGTTTCGAATACAGCAATATTAGAGTATTTACAAAATTGGTCTTCAAATAGCGCAAGTATATCTCAGGATGTAGAAACAACTATTGTTGCAATGGCAGCAAGAATTTCTCAAGAGGGTGCTGTTGTTATTAATGGAAATAAGTACTCAAAGCAACACTTTGTTTTAATTAAAAGAAACAACGAGATTCAATTCCAGCCTTCTGCAGAGGTTTTAGAGACAGATTTAATCTTCTCACCATCAGAGTCAGACTGGGTGGCAATTACAGACTACAAGATTACAGATCAGAGAGAACTTTTGGTTTCAATTGACGTTGAACCATACGATGTATTCTTTACAGACAACGCATTAGTACACGACTCTTACAGAGCAATAGATGATCCAAACGTGTTAACTTCTAGCGACGAAACATTTAGCGATAAGCTAGACGCAATGTATCAACAATGGAGAGATTCTCAAGACCAACAGTAGTCAGGAATTAACTTGTTTGAAAAATTAAAAAAAGCACATAGAATGGGCATTTCTGGTGCTAAATATTTTGATGGAAAACCTATACCAAGCTTTAGAAGGTATCCTAAGTATATAGAAGGAACCTGGGCTCAATACACTGTATTTACAGATAAAGGTAATTCTCAAGCAATAGAATGCTTGTATAAAAATACAGATAACGAGTCTGGCACTATTGTAATGTCTGGATTTATTAATAATGACTATCCAGTTTCATGGGCTACAATTATTATAGACGGATACGATAAAGATCATTATACTGCAATAACAGATAGGTTTTATACAAGCCCGCTTCATAGAAAAAAGAAATATATGGAGTCTCTATCTCTTATTGGCTATCCAATATGGTGTAGTTTTTTTAATATATTACCTAGACTTGGTCCAGGATATACCCAAGGCACACAAGCAGTAGCTTTAAGCGGATTAAATATGGTAGCAGCTTCAGCCAAAAAAAGGTTTAACTTGACTGGCAAAAAAGCAGAAAAGGTAGTTAAGGGCGGGATGACTCCAGGAGAACTGCCACAGATAAATATGCCAGCAGACTTAGTAATATATAAAGACCCTGTTTTTCCTGCCCTGTTTCATTCCATGAGCGTTTGGGAGCCAAATGATAAAAAATATTAATAACATAAACAATAAAACTTTGCTATCCGAATACAATAGAATGCTTGCGGAAATGCATGAGTATGTGTACAAGTTTAATCCTGGGCTAAAGCTTGGATTTAAGCCTAAAAAAGTATCACTAATTGATTATAGAACCTTTAACTTTTTTTCAATGTATAGTAGAAATATACATATTCTGTATAAAGAAATTAACGACATTGCAAAAGAATTTTGCAGAGAGTCAAATGTTAATTTTGAAAGAAACTATTTTTACCTATTAGGGAATATAGTTAAAAACGAAACTGTTCCATTAAATACATATGTAAACTTTGCCCCAAACTATAAAACAACATTTGTAGGGTTTTATATATTGTCGTCAAATAACGATGAAATGTTTATTAATGATGAAAAAGTTGATCTAGTACCTGGACAATTAATATTCCTGGAGTCATCAGCAAAGATATTATTTAATCAAATAAGCAATGATTTCGTAATGCTATCTTTTAATATTTCTCCCCTAGAGTATCTCTACAGACAGTACTATCAGAAATGGATACCGCTTTCATGATTAATATAGAGTTTATTCCAAAATTTAGACTATATAGTAAGGTATTTCCAGAGCCAGTTAGTGTCGTATCGGCAATACCAGAGTGGTGGAAGTCACAAGAAAGCCATTTAAATAATGATCAAAATGTCTATAGTGGAACAATGATGCTTACAGTTAAAAAATGTCAGTCGGTATTTGATGCAATGACATTCGGCTACTACCTAAAGTGCCCAGCAGACATATCAATAGATGCAACAGGCGAAAAGCTACATGTTCAGCTAACTTCGGATATAATGGGAATGCAGCAACACCTTGTTGCAAACCATTTAAAAGAACAAATGGCCAAGTACCCGATACCAGATTACTTTCACCCAGAGGTTGTGAGGATACACCCAATGTGGTTGGTTCAAACAGAAACAGGATACAGCTCTTTATTTGTTGCTCCTATGCACGGAGAAGATTCTCCTATCAAGGCGGTCCCAGGGGTAATAGATACAGACGAATATCCTTCTGATGGATATTTATCTTTTTTTGTTAAAAAGGGATTTAAGGGAATTATTAAGCAGGGGACTCCAATTATGCAGGTCATTCCATTTAAAAGAGATGACTGGCAAAGCTCTATTAATAAAGAAAAAGATTCTGATTTTATGATAAAAGAAAAGAACTTAGGTGTAAGATCAGTTTTTCAAAATGGATACAGGATGAAGTTTTGGAAAAAGAAAACATATAAATGAGCACCAAAGTAATTAACAGGGTCCCATTCGAGTCAGAATCCTGGGGCTTGATGTCTAACATGAGCTTTGAGCAAATAGTTAATTTTTCTAACCTTTTGCCAAAATGGAAAAATTGGTCATGTGTAAAAAACAATAAGGCATACAAGAAAGCAATACTTAAGCCAGTCAACATGTATGTTGCTAATTTTTCAGATCCACCAGAAGTTATAAAAATTTCAGACACTCAGATTTATTTAAGATATAGTAACTATGCAGACATATTAATACAGATAGCAGACCCAATGATGGGACACAAAGGAATATTTAAATCTAATCCAATAAATAGCTTGCTGTATGCTACGGATAAATGCTGGCTAAGACAGTTTTATCCATCTTCAAATATATACAATATAGATAAAATAAACCCTATGTCCGATAGAGTTTTTAAAATGTTTATACCATGGTTTTTAGACATGGATATAAAGTATACGGTAAAAACAAACTTAGAAAATTCTTCTATTGTAGCAATAGAAAAAGAAGATTATTTTACAAAAACAAATGAAAATGTTATAATAAAAGAAGCTAATTTTGTTGATTTTTATTTTACAACATCTGATAAACATATGGAAGATAACATATGCGGTTTAATAAAAAGAGGATCTTACCTATTTGATATACAAATAGAATCTGATAGGAAAACAATTAAAAGAATTATAGGGGAGTATGAGAAAAAAAGAACTAAGGGTTAAGTTCTCTCCAGCCTTCATTACAGACATAAACAGCTTTACAGACTATAGTTGTTTTAATGAACCACAAGAAGCAAAAAGACATATTCCTTCTTGGTATAAAAAACTATCTAAGTTTCATAAATCAAATAGTATTAGCAAGCTATACCCAGTAAATGACAGAGGTACCGACGGAAGCGCAGCCTCGACAAAGCTATGTATGCCATTTTTTGATGCATTGACTTCTGGATATATGTACACCTTAGACTACGATCTTCATGTAAGTCAAGATAAGAATGGCTTCCCAGTACTTTCTTGGGAAGGCGATAATATGATAGTAGATAAAAGATTGATGATAGATGTCCCAGTGCCCACCCAACATCACCCAATGCATTATGGGTGGAAGGTTAACTGGTACTCAGAAACGCCAAAGGGATATTCTTTATTAATAACACATCCGTTAAATAGGCATGACTTGCCATTTACCACAATGAGCGGAATCATAGACTCAGATTTATGGCATACCCCAGTATTTACGTCCTTCTTCCTAAAACGCAACTTTATTGGTATAATACCTAAAGGAACTCCTATATTTCAAATGATTCCTATTAAAAGAGAAGAATGGTCTCTTGAAATAGATTATTCAAATGACAATATAGAGCAAAACCAAATCAAGGACGAAAAAAGAAGATCTTTAATATATGCATATTATAAAAATATAATATGGCAACGGAAACAATATAGAGGGAAAATATAAATGGAAAATATGTATATGAACCAGCCAACAGGCAAAGAACATAAGTTTTTTGAGAGATACCTAGACAACGATCTCCCAGAGCTTGCAGAGTTTTTGCAAAATCAATATGCTAACATGGAAAACCTTAAGTTGTCTGGAATAACAAAGGTTACGCCAAGAGATCACTGGCTATCATCCGATAGCGTGTCGACAATAAAATGGAGAGAGTACAATGTTTTTCAGTTTTATCATGAGTCTATTTATAAGCTGTATAAGAATATATCGGAAACTATTAAAGAAGCCTGTGAGTACTATGGTGTCAACTTTGAAGAGCAAAGATACATGGTCCAGGGTTGGTTTAATATTAATTACAATCATAGTGGCAAGCTTGATTGGCATGATCACGGTGGCCCTTATGCCCCCTATTTTCACGGTTACTATTCGGTAAATGCAGAGCCTTCAACTACGTATTATAGCGTTTTTGGAAACAAAGTAGAAAATCATAACAAGAATAACAGAATGATTATCTCGGAAATGGGACACCCACATGCAATGGGAGACTGGGACTGGGAAGGCCCTAGAGTAACTATTGCGTACGATATAGTTCCACTAAAAAGCTTAATTGCCAATAAAGCAGAACCACAACACTGGATACCATTGCTGTGACAAGCACTATTGGAATTTGTATATACTCATATCAAAATAAAAAGCTATTAGACTTAATAGAAGAAATAAAAGAAAAGTCTAGTAAAAAGAATATTTTGTATTTCTATGTCATAGACCAAAACAATTTGGATAGAACAAGAGGTTTTGCCGAGCCAGAATCTTATCACTCTACTTCATACAACTATGTTAAATGGGACTCAATTAAAAGCCCAATTGAGTATAAGCAACAGGCATTAAATATTTTAAATAAAACATATTATATGCAGGTTGAAGATGACTTGAGCTTAATACAAAATTGGGACGAATATGCAATAGATTTCATATCAAAGAATAAAAATTCAATTCTAACTGGAAACTCTACTGTCTCGTTAAAGAATAAGAACTGGTTCCATTTATCAGCAACAAGAACACCATCAAAAGAGTTTAATGAGATAAAATATATAGATAGAAATTTTCTATTTGGACTTACTGAAGATTTTAAAAAGATAGAGTATCCTAAATACTTAAAATATAATGGAGAAGAAGAGTCTATCTCGATAGATATGATAAATAATGGTATAAAGATGTATAACTTCCCAGACGAGTATTTATCTATACATAGATCTGATCTAGAAAAAGAATATACACCGTTTTCTTTAAACCATAATTATAATAAATTTGTTGATCTGTATAAGGATGAGGTCAAAAAGCATTTTGGCTTAGACATAGAGCAATTGCCGTTTGAAGATAACGATGTTGCGTATGACCCAGCTCAATCTCAAACTGATAAAATTGGCGGCTTAAGATATATTAATAAAGTTAAGGAGCTTAGGTAATGTTAATAAAAATAGTAGAAGACTTTATAACAGAAGAAGACGCAAATGTTTTAATCAATGAGATGAAGAGGCCGTCAGAGATAAACGAGTATCCATCATACTATAAAGATAGAAACGGCGGTACTGCCTTCCCTTATAACAAAACAGTTATGTCGCTATTAAAGAAATATGCAGTCGATGCAAATAGGATACAGAAAGAATTTTTTGAATTAGAAAAAGATGTAATTGTTACAAAAGCTTTTGGTTCATTCTGGAATCCTGGCCAAAGTGGAGCACCACATATTGATGCGATAGAAAAAGAGCCTTTTATCGAATACAGCGCTGTGATATATTTAAATGATGAATATGAAGGCGGAGAGATTTATTTTCCAAGACAATCTTTTGAGCACAGGCCAAAGAAATACTCAGCAATATTTTTCCCAGGCAATAGTTTTAACTATATTCACGGGGTAAAAGAAATAACAAGTGGTAATAGATTCACGGCTCTTTATATGCAATCTACAAAAAAAGAGTTCATGGATCCAGATTTTGAGGGGTGCTAAATGAATTACGAAGAATTAGCTTTAGGGGCAGTTTATTATAAAAACATAATAGATAACCCAGCAGATTTAATTAACAAAATAGAAGACCTAGAAGAAAAAAGAAGTAATGCTGATTCCTATAGATCTGAATCTGTAAAGCCATGGCAGGCATGGGACTATGACCATGGTAATAAAGAAAAAACAGTTTTCTGTTGGCAAAAGTTTTTACCAAAGCCAGAAGACATTCAAAAAACAGATTTGTTTTACCAAGAACAATTTGAAATATCTTCAATCCTTTTCGATGGACTAGAAAAAGGTCTGCAGCATTATTTCTCTTTATACCCATACGCAGAAAAGAATATTAAGTCTAGAGAAAAAACAATGCATCTTTTAAAGTATAAAGAAAGTGGATTCCTGCCAGCACATTCTGATCATGGAATAAGTAGTAGAGTCTTGTCTGCTCTTTTGTATTTAAATAATGATTATGAAGGTGGAAATATTAGATTCCCTCACGCAGGCATAGACATCAAGCCAGAAGCTGGAAGCCTGCTGTTTTTCCCTTCAAATTTTGTATACGTTCATGAAGTAGACGCAGTTACAAGCGGAACAAGATACTCTTTGCCAAACTGGTACCACAATAGAAAAAACGCATACTACTCAGACGGGACAGAATAATGTTTATAGTTACAGGGTCTAGCAGTGGTATGGGCAATGCAATTGTTAATAGGCTTTTAAAGAATGGATACGAAGTTTCAGGAATATCTAGAAACATACCAAAAAGCGGTTCACCGTTTAAAACCTATCAAGCAGACGTCTCAGATAAAAAAGCAATTAACGAAATTGCAAATGAAATAAAATCTCAAGGCATAACGGTTAGCGGTTTAATAAATTGTGCTGGGCTGGGACAAGATTTCTTTACTGCTGATTGGACTAAGATGTCAGCTGAAGAAATTCAATCATTGTTTGGGACAAATATTATTGGTGTTATAAACACCTGTCAAGCATTTATACCTCTTATGAATAGAAAAGTTCATACACCAGTTATAAATATAAGTAGCCTAGCTGCTCATTCAAATTCAGAAATTTCTGTTTACGCAGCAAGCAAATATGCGGTAAAGGGCTATACAAGATCTTTGGCTAAGGTTTTAAGAGAGACATCAATTAGAGCAAACTGCATAGCACCAGGCATGATTAGGACAGAGATGACAAAGCACCTTTCTGATGATACATTTAACAGAATACTATTTGGCTCTGGACAAACATTGAGCAATAAGATATTTACAACAGAAGACGTCTGTGACGTAGTAGATATCTTGATTGATCAAAAATCAAACAGTCTAACTGGACAGACATTTCACGTGGGCGGATACTAACCCGTCAAATGGTATAATTTTTAAATGTCATACTACTACAAGGTTCTTAAAGATAGCCCAATTGGCTTTTGGAAGCTAGACGATAGCTCCACAACAGCAGTAGACTATTCTGGCTGCCAGAATAATGGATCCTATTCAGGACCAAAGGACAACAAGAATCCAATTGTTAGTGGCAGCTCGTACTCTTCAAAAGTAACTTCCTCTTCTAGTATTACATTTTCTTTAGACAAAGACTATTACGGCCAAACAGCAAAAGGCGGGTTTGCAAATATTAATGATGGCGACAATGACTTTTCAATAGAGTGCTGGATATTACCACAAATAGAAACAGACAACCTTACACCGATAGTTGCGGACAAAGAAAATAATATAGGAATTTTTTGGGATAACGGTAACATATTTTTTGGACTGGACACAGATTACTTAGAGTATTCAGTTCCAAATTTTAATAAGTCATTGCACATAGTTTGTACATACAGCGTAAATAAAGCATTTATTTATGTAGATGGTATTCTTTGTGTTAGCAAAATAATGCCCTCTAATCCATTTACAAATACAGATATATCTTTAAAGTCTGGCCCAACAGAAAATATACTTGATAAATTTTTAATTAATAACGTTGCAGTTTATAGATACGGATTGCCTGAAAGACAGATATACTCTCACTTTTTAGACAATAACAAGGTTATGCCTATACAGGTAGCCTATCCAGACGGCGGAGAAATCTTTTATATATACGACAACACAATGAGAAATTCTTTTTCTTTTTCATATCCCAAAGATAAATCTTGGGAGTATTTTTTAAATGAAGATTTAAACTTAAATAGGTCTGAAAACTATATAGAGTTGTCAAAAACAAACACTCAGGAAACAAAAGAAGTTATTTTAAACGATATAATTTCTATGCCTTCTGGTATCACAATGGACTCTTCAAGAATATTTTGGAGCGGTCAAAATGGAATTAGCGTTTATACAAGTTTAGACGACACAACATATTTGGAATGCAAAAATGGAGAACCAATACCTCAATTTAAGTATGCAGAATTTAGTGATCAAAAGTTCTTTTACATAAGAATCGTTATCAGCTCATCAGACTCATCAAAATATGTGCCTAAGTTGCATGGCCTAGAAGTTAATTTTTATAATACCCAAATACTGTACTCTAAAAATGGCGGATCCTATATTTCAAAAATTGAAGATTTAGATGCAAACTTTGGGGAAGAAGCTTATCCTATTTTAAGTAATAATAGCTTAAATGGAATACTGGTTGATTCTGACTCTGGCTTTAATCTCAATACATCAAAATCTGTATCCACGATAGAATTTTTTTATACCCCAAATACAATTTCAAGCGGTTCTTTACTTTCAGCCGAGGGTACAGAATTTAGATGGTCTAGCAATGGAAGCATTACAAAAAACAACATATCTGGCCTTTATGTAAATGGGGTAAACAGGACATCTGAAACACAAATATCGAATATATTTAAGCCAAAGGATTTGCACCATGTAGTCCTGGCCCTCACCAACCCAATAACCGAGCAGATCGTATTTAATTACAGGCAGGAGGGCTCTGAGAAGTCCTTATATCAATATGTAACAATATATGATTATGTCTTGGGGGCTGGCATGGCTCAAAGCCACTACGAGATGTACACAGAAAAATCAAAATATCAATCTAGTGGATCAACACTAAGCCTGTCAGAAAATTCAGTAAATATATATAACAATGACTGGATCGTGCTACAAAACTCATAAAATTGAACATTGTCTTGCCAAAATATGGACATTAACTAAAAAGAATGGTAAAATTAATACACAATGGATATTAAAAGAATTAATCAGCAGGTAATAGAAGAGACCACCCTTGGAATCTATGTCTGGGAAATGCCAGATGGAAGATGGATCGGCGACGACGATGGAAACTTTTTATCCATCACAGCAAAAAAGGGCAATCGATCAAAAATAAACCTGTTGGCGGATGCAGTTAGAGCACACGGAATATACGAAGGACAGCCTAAGTTTTTGGCAGGTCGTAGAAAAATTGATGATGAAGAATTTCAGCATCAAAAACAAAGATTAGAGTGGGGCCTTACACCAGATCCATTAGATATTGGAGTCTACAAAGACTCTCTAAAAAAAGGTGGTATGAGATAAATGGAATTCATTAACGATGACGACGTAAGCCCAGAGACTATTGACATATCAAATTCAGCCGATTGGTTTAAGTTTAACAATAAAGAAGTGGTGGTGGACACAGACCCATTTAACATAGAGGCACAAGAGTTAAAAAAGGTAAGCGGTCTTAGCACAACATTTCGTAGAAAAGTTTCAAGAGATATTCAAAAGAGACTTGTTGGACAAGAAGGAACTGGAACACAGCAAAACCTATTACAGCAAGCGGTTACTGGCTACGCTATGTTTGACCTTGTTCAGCCAGTTTATAACCTAGAGTACTTATCAAAAATTTATGAGATATCACCGTACAACTACGCAGCGATTAATGCAAAGGTTGCTAATATTGTTGGACTAGGATATTCTTTTGTAGAAACAAAAAAAGCAAATGATGCATTAGATAGCATATCTGATACAAAGCAGCTAGAACGTGCTCGCAAAAAATTAAACAAGCTAAGACAAGATTTAGACAATTGGCTTGAGGAAACGAACGAAGAAGAAACTTTTACAGAAACACTAATTAAAGCATATACAGACCTAGAGGCAACTGGAAACGCCTATATTGAAATAGGAAGAACGGTTGCTGGAAATATTGGATACATAGGCCATATCCCATCTAAAACAATGCGTGTTCGCAGATTGCGTGATGGATTTATTCAATTGCTTTACGGAAAGGCAGTATACTTCCGTAACTTTGGAGATCAAGAAACTCCAAATCCAATTGATGGTGGATTAGAAAGACCAAATGAAATTATTCATTTAAAAAAGTATACACCAATGAATAACTATTATGGAATACCAGATATCATTGCAGCTCAGACAGCAATGGCTGGAAATGAATTTTCTGGAAAATATAACTTAGACTACTTTGAAAATAAAGCGGTCCCAAGATATATAATTACAGTAAAGGGAGCAAAGCTATCTCCAGAGTCAGAAAGAAAGCTTCTTGAGTTTTTCCAAGTTGGACTAAAAGGTAAAAATCACAGATCCCTGTATGTCCCCCTACCCCCAGACACCTCGGACTCTAAGGTTGAATTTAAGATGGAGCCAATTGAAGCTGGAAATCAAGAAGGCTCATTTGAAAAATATCGCAAATCAAATAGAGATGAAATACTATTAGCACACAGAGTTCCAATTAATAAAATTGGTGTCCCAGAAGGAATAAGCTTGGCTTCTGCTAGAGACGCAGACAAGACATTTAAAGAGCAGGTATGCAGACCAGCCCAAGATATTCTAGAAAAGAAAATCAACAGAATAATATTAGAAAAAACAGATGCGTTATTGCTTAAGTTTAACGAATTAACTTTAACCGATGAAGATACCCAGTCTAAGATTGACGAAAGATATTTAAGAATGCAGGTAATCACTCCAAATGAAGTAAGAATTAGAAAAGGAATGATTCCTATGGATGGCGGAGACGAGGTTGTAGAATTAAAGCCACAGGCTGCAGCAGAACAAAGAGCCCAGGCTGGAAACTCAAGACAAAGAACCCAGGAAAGATCCTCTAATTCCCCCGATATTTCTGGGGAGGCCAGAAATCCAAAAGGTGAAGGAAGAACGACTGCCTAATTATTAGGCAACTAGTTATTTGCATTTTTAGGAATACAAAGATAAAATTGAGCATATGAATATTGAAAAATCTTTGTGGTCCAGTCATGGCGACGATATAAGTCTATCGGTTCCTTTTACAAAAGTTAACCGTGAGAAAAGAACTGTTTCAGGCTTTGCTACACTAGACAATGTTGATCAAACAGGCGATGTAGTAACAGCAGAAGCAAGTCTTGGAGCATTTGAAAATTTCCGTGGCAACATACGTGAGATGCACGGATCAAATGCAGTTGGCAAAATGGTTTCTTTTAAGCCAGAGACATACTACGATGCAAAAAGCGGAGAGTTCTACAATGGAGTTTATGTAGACGCATACATCTCAAAGGGCGCACAAGATACTTGGGAAAAAGTTTTAGATGGAACATTAACTGGATTTTCAATTGGCGGAAAAATTATTGATTCAGAAAATGAAGTAAACAAATCAACAGGACAGCCAGTCCGTTTTATTAAGCAGTACGCACTCATGGAATTGTCAGTCGTAGACTCCCCAGCAAATGAACTTTGCAACATCTTGTCTATTCAAAAAATGAATGGACAATTAATGTTTAAAGGAATAGCTGCGGAAACCGTAACAGAAAATATATTTTACTGTGAGGAAAGCGACTCTGTTTTTATGTCAACAGAACAATCTTACGACTCTCCAGCAACTGGTAAGCCAGCTGTTTTAATTGGATGGGTAGAAAGTAAAGACATAAACAAAGCAAAAGAAATAGAAAAGATTCTTGCTTCATTCAAGAAGTCAAGATTTACGTTGCCTGAAATACAAACAATTGCAAAACAGGCAAACGCAGAAGGAGGTAATGAAGTGTCAGAAAACATAGAAACAGCAGTAGTCGAAGAGACTGCTCCAGTAGAAGTTTCAACTCCTGCAGAAGATGTAGTGGTTGAAGAGACTGTTACAAAAAATGTAGTAGCAGATGCTTCTGCCGAAACCGTTGAAAAAGCATCAGACGTCTCAGAGGTCGTTGTTGATGAACCTGATTTTGCAAAAATGTTAGGTGACTTAAAAGGCTTTTTCTCAGATACTCTAAGCAAGGCTTCAGAAGTAAATGCTGCACAGGTTTCAACTATTAAAGAAACAGTTGAATCTTTTAGCAAGAGCGTAGAAGCGCAAATCTCAGAGTTGGCAGACAAACACACAGAACTCAGCAAGACAGTTGAGAATATCAAGAACACGATTGATACTGTAGAAAAGCGTGTCGACGCAGTAGAATCAGAGACTGCAATCAAGAAGTCCTCAGACCTTGGCGGGTCACAGGATGTAGTAGTACAAAAATCAAAATGGAACGGTTCTTTCCTCGGTTCCGTAAACGAACTATTTAAGTAAAGGGTAGGTGAAATAATATAATGAGCAATGAATTATTAGAAAAGGCCGTAGCTGCTGATACAACAGTTACAGGTACTTTCGCATCAGCAACTGGTGGAGAAGGCATTCACACTGCGTCTGAAAATGGCAACGGTGGTCTTCTTAACCCAGAACAATCAGCCCGCTTTCTAGATTATATGTTCGACGCAACCGTAATTGGTAAAGTCGCACGTACAGTAAGAATGAAGTCTGATACAACTGAAATTGATCGCATGGGCGTAGGCGAAAAGCTTATGAAGCTTGCGACAGAAGGAGATAACACTAACAGCGCAAACGCTGCAGTGACATTCTCAAAGATTTCTTTGACAACAAAGAAGCTACGTCTAGATTGGGAACTATCAACAGAGTCTCTAGAAGACAATATTGAGGGTGCAGATCTAGAAGATCACATTGCCCGCTTGATGGCAACACAGGCAGGTAACGACATTGAAGATGTAGTCCTAAACGGAGATACATCACTATCATCAGATCAGCTTTACAAGGCATTTGATGGTGTAGTAAAGAAGGCTAAGGCAAACGCTCACGTAGTTGACGCTGGCGGAGCTGCAATTTCTCGTGCTGTATTTAACAGCGCATTGAAGGCACTCCCACGTAAGTACAAGCAACGCCGTACAGACCTTCGCTTCCTAGCAGGATCAAACCTGATTCAGGATTACTTATACTCAACATCACAAAACATTCAGAACGTCAACCCACAGGATATTGCTTCAGGCATCATCCGTGGAGAAGTTGCACCTGTTTCAGGTCCAGCAGGATACGTTGCGCCATACGCATTCGGTATTCCAATCGTTGAAGTTCCTCTACTTTCAGAGACACAGAATGGCTCATACTCAGCAGCATCAGGATCACACGGTGACGTGCACTTGACATTCCCAAATAACGTAGTTATTGGTATCAAGCGTGACGTAACAGTTTACCGATTCTTCTGGCCAAAGAAGGACTCAATCGAGTACACAATGTATACTCGTGTTGGCGTTCAAATTGAGCAGGCAGACGCTTGGGTAGTTGTAAAGAACGTTAAGGTTGCTTCTTAATTAAGAATTAACCAACAAAAGGCCCCCAATTAATTTTGGGGGCTTTTCATTTGAATTTAGTAATGATATAATTAAACAACCTAGACTAAGGAGAATATATGTCATTTGAGACATTAAAATTAGCTGAGATTAAGAAGATCGCCGAAGACTTTGGCGTAGATATAAATAGCCTAAAGAGTAAGACAGATATAATTGCAGCACTGTCAGAAGAAGGGGTAAGCTGGTCAGTTTATTCTAAGACAATAAAAGACGTAGACGATGCAAAAGAAGAAATTGAAGTTTTACCAAAATTTGATCCCAAGAAAGCTCAAGACAAAGATTTGGTTTTAGTTAGAATGACAAGAGCAAATTTTAGATACGATACAATGGGATTTACATTCACAGACCAGCATCCATTTGTAGCAATGTCAGAAGAAGCAGCACAAGAAATTTTTGATAAGGAGGAAGGTTTTAGATTAGCCACACCAAAGGAAGCACAAGACTTCTATAACTAATTTAAACCTTTAATATGGCAGAGATCCACATAAATACAAACTCGTCAGTATCTACTAAAATTATATACGGCGGAGAAGTCATTAATGCAGACGGAGACCTTGTAATGGCAACCGTTTATGACATAACAGAAGATCCTGCACTGGAGGTTCCTGTAAATCCAGAAACTCCCATATTTTCCTCAGAGGCTATAAAAATAGAAACTGATAACGGGTCATATAAGATAAACATCCCATACCATCAAACATCAAGATTGAAAAATCTAAAGATTAGATGGGGATATAACATTAACGGTAGCGCACAGCAACATTTTTCTACTGTGGATATTGTTCAGCCATATTGCTCATTAGCGGAAGCAATAGAAGATTTAAATTTTGGAACAGACCCATCTGACCCAAACTATAAAACATATCATGAGCTAGTCATGGCAGAAAAATATGCAAGAAAGATAATTGATGATTTTACTGGACAAAAGTTTAGCTTATATGATGACGTACATACAATTTATGGGTCAGGCTCTGATGTTTTGCCACTGCCTTATAAATTAAATACCCTTCATGAGCTTTATGTAAATGACATAATGCTTCTTGACAATACCCAAGAAATAAACAATTGGGGTAGGTCAGTGCGTATATCTGAAACTGGATTCGGGCTAAGAGTAAATAGAGCAGATGAATTAGATAACAGCGTTTACTCTGCCAACGGAATGGTGCCACCAAGCATTAATGATATTGGTGGCGGATCATTCATAAAAGATTACGCATACCGTGTTCAGGGAAGATTTGGTTGGAGCGAGGTTCCAGATGAAGTTGAGCAGGCGTGTATACAACTAATGGGACATTTTTTTGATAAAGATAGAATATGGAAAGATCAATATATGAAATCTATATCTACTTTTGACTGGAAGTTTGAGTATACCTCAAATATAAATAGCGGTACTGGCTGCGCCTATGCGGACAAGCTGCTATCTCCATATGTTTTAAATCAAATGGTTGTGATATAAGTGTATTCCCTCATAGACTCAATATTGTCTATGAAAATGGACGTTTATAGGCAAACGGATAATCAAGACCCAAATACTGGTGCAATAGTAAAAGAATGGAATTACTATAAAACAGTAGATTGCCATGCAAAGGGAATGATAACAAACTCTTCCACAATTAGATCAAGCGACAATCAAACATTTAATAACAGATATGTTAATGAGCAAAACATACAAATAAGAACAGCAGAACGTATAACCTCAAGAGAAAAAATTACAAATATTAGAGATAGCAAGAATAACGTTATCTGGACAGAAATTAATTTCCCTACAGAGACTCCAACTGTTTTTGAGATAATAGGAACCACCCCAATTACAGACCCATTTGGAAATATAATAGGATACAACTCTGCGGTAAAGAGATCGGAGAACCAGCAAATTGGACTCTAGCGTAGCTTTATTACAAGCAGCATCTGGCCTAGAAAGATTAATGGTAGGGCAGTCTCAAAATGCTGCAATTAAAGATAGCAACGTCGCACAGATATCTGCAGCCTTATATTACGAGGCAAATGTCATTGCTAAATTTAATAAAAGCAAGAAGTTTAAAAAAGCATTTAAGCAAACAATCTTTACTCAGATAAATAAAGATTTTGGAGACCATATAGACTCACAGGCTAGGTCAAAGCCAAAGTCTCTTCATCACGTCTATGAGTGGAAAAAAGCTGGCAATAAGTCAGCTAGACTTTTTAAATTAAGATCAATTGATGGTGACGGAATTTCTTTTAAAATAGACTACGACTTACAGCCATCTAAATCATTTGTCCCAGCACCAGCAAGTAGAAGAAAACATGTATTTATCAATAAGGCTTCTGTGATGGAAGCTGGAATGCCTCTAGTAATTGCTCCACGCCATTCTGAGAGACTTGTGTTCGAATCCAATGGTATGACAGTCTTCATGCCCAAAGGGGCTACAGTGACCGTTAGAAGGCCTGGAGGACCTAGTGTAAAAAATCAATTTAGATTATATTATTCCAGATTCTTTAGTGGAAATTTGGTTAATAACTCAATTAAAAAATCTGGCTTTCAGAGACTATTTAATTCAGAACTCACAAAGGCTTTGATGATACCATCTTCAATTAAAAGAGTACAATATTCTTTTTCACCTAATTCAATTAGAGGCATGGCGGACGCAGCAGTAGAATCTTCATTTGGAGGGTCAATGGTATGACAGCAAATTATAAATTAGACGCTATGTTTGAAATTAGAAAGTACCTTTGGGAAAATCTTGTGGAATATAATATTTTTGATGAGGATGAATACTACAGCGATAACTTAGGTCAGACCATAATACCCATAATCCCAGTTCAGCAATCTGCGGAAATGAATCATTTTTTAAGCGGTAAAAAGCATATTGTTTACGACAAGGTAGGGCTATCGTATGAGGACAATTGGCTAATATGCTGCGAACAAATTTTATTTACAGTTTACTCTACAGATGTCTCAGAAATAGTAGAAATTAGAAACGTAATGACTGACCTATTTAGAAGAATGGACGATTCTGCCAAAGACGTTAATAGATCAGGGGCAATAAGCGACAAATTTAAATTCCACAGTATATATATAGCAGACATATCGCCAACTGAGCCTTCTCAAGAAATACAGGGATTCCTGTCCTCTGATATTACGCTAGAGGTTAAGTATTCAAGAATAACAGACCAAAACGGCAGATTCGTTTAGATTGCTTTATAGCCCAATATCCCGTATCATTGGATAAGAGGAAAGAAGCCTAGCCAGCTTTGGTATTAAAATATATATATATAGTTTAAAACACAGGAGGTAGTAAACACATGGCACAAGTACAAGGTAATGCTAAAAATATTCTTGTTGGTGCGTCCCCACTGTTTCTTACAGTAGACGACTCAACAGTACCAGGATACGCAGCAAACATGGAGCCAGGAATCGCTAAAACAGGAACTGCAGTAGCTGGTTCAACAAAACCATCTACAAAGGTCCCAGCATATTCCGCATCAGCATCATACACAACAACATTAAACTCACTCGACACAGCAGATGGTGGAGAGACTGCAGCAGCTTATCGTAACGTAGGTTTTACAAATAACGGTCTTCAGATCACTTATAACCCAACATACGACTCAGTAACTGTAGATCAGCTACTTGATACAGCTAAGCTGTTCAAGTCTGCAATGGAAGTTATGATTGCAACAGAAATGTCAGAAGGTACACTAGAAAATACTCTAGTTGTATTTGGACAGAAGAAGGCAACACTAGATTCAGGAGTTCTTGGTCTAGCAGGTGGAGCACTAGGTGAAGCTCCAACAGAGCGTCAATTAATTGCAGTTGGACAAGCTCCAACCACAAGCTCACCAAATTCAGAGCGTGTATACTATGCACGTCGTGTTCTTTCTGTTCAACAGTCACAGTTCTCTTTGGCTCGTACAACAGCAACAACATTCCCTGTAACATTCCGTCTGCTCCCAGACGCATCTTACAGCGGTTCAGAATACGGTAAGATCATTGACCGTACATGGACAGCATAATTTAATTTATTAAATTAGAAAGGCCCCCAGAAATGGGGGCTTTTCATTTGTAGTGATAATATCTATATGTTATAATAATTAAGACGATCCTAGGAGGATAAATTGGCTACAACAGTATACAATGTAGAAGAAATTGAACTACAAAATGGTTCAAAGGTTAAGCTTAAGCCATTAAGCATTAAGGCGCTACGCTTATTCATGGCAGAAATTCAAAAGACACAGTCAGCAGAAAATGAAGACGAAACATTAACAATTCTAATTAACGCATGCGGAATTGCAATACAGTCACAGTTGCCAGACTTGGTAGCAGATAAAGATGCATTAGAAGATGCTTTAGACATGCCAACAATTAACCGCATTCTTGATGTTTGCGGAGGAATTAAACTTGACGACCCAAACCTTCTAGCGGCAGCGGTTCTGGCTGGCCAGAACTAGATTTAGCCGCTTTGCTTGGGGAAGTTTTTCTTTTAGGTAATTGGAAAAATTACGAAGAACTAGAAGAAAGCCTTTCAATGCCAGAGTTAATTCAAACGTTTAAGTCTATGCAAAAAACAGAAGAAGAAAAAAGAAAATTTTTAGCTTCTTTACAGGGTGTAGATCTAGGCACAGAAGAAAAAAAAGAAGGTCCTACCTTCGAAGATATACAAAGAAGGGCTCTAGGAATAAACGCATCAGCAGACGATGTTGTTTCTTTACAAGGCCCACTTGCAGCACAGCAAGGATTTGGTATTGGAGCTGGTTTAGGATACTCAAAGGAGTAGAATATAGTTAATGGCTGAAGAACAAATAGTAACCAATATAGTTGCTAAATCTGATTTTTCAAATCTTATTACAGATCTTAATAAGGTATCTTCAGCATTAACTGGCCTACAAGAAAAGCTTCAAACTACTAACAAAACATTAGCAGCACAAGTTGCTGTAATGAATAGATCATTTGCTGAAACAATGAGAAGCACTGGTCAATTCTCTACCCATTTTGTAAGCTTAACTTCTGATGTTGATAAATTTGGAAATCAGCTAGACAGAGGTCAATTAAAACTTGGAAAATTTTTCCAAACATACAGCCAACATGTTAAAACAAATGGCGGACTAATAAGAGATTTAGCAAAACAGCAAGTACAATTACAAAACTCTATACTACAGCCTTTAGGAAGAAATGCCGAAGGATTAATGCAATACAATGTGCATATCCCAAGAGGTCTTGATCTAGTAAAGAATAAAACTGCTATTGCAAAGCAAGAATTAATGATCATGAATAAGGTCATTCAAGAGGGTGCAAATCAATTAATTAACTGGGGTAAAAACACACAGTGGGCGGGTCGTCAGTTAACAGTAGGATTAACAGTTCCACTGGCAGCATTTGGTAAAGCTGCAGCTGATGCATTTAAAGAAGCAGATCAACAATTAGTTAGATTAACAAAGGTTTACGGCGGACTGTCTGCCGTTTCAACACAAGAGCTTGGTAAAGTACGAAAAGATGTAAGCGACACCGCAGC